CTCATCACCATGATAAGCTTGGTCGAGTTGTCTACTACTGGATGATGCACATGACCCGTGGGTTGACCCGGGTTCGTGTGTTGCGCGACATGATCGCGTGTTCCATGTTAGGACGCAACAAGATGCGCTTTCGTGGGTTGACTGCTGAGATCGACGAGCGATTGATGAGTGGTGCGATGTGGACGTCGTCGGCTAATGGGGTGTTGAACCTCTTGCTGATGACTTACATGTCCGCCAGTCGTCAAGTACCCGGCGGTAGTGTGGAAGACAAGGTGCGATGGGCACTTCGAGATTTTGTCGGGGTTTTTGAGGGTGATGATGGGTTGACTCTGGATTACGGGGTCACAGATGGGGATGCTGCGAAGTTGGGCCTGAAGTTGAAAATCGAGCGTGCTCGACATTTCTCTCAGGCTGGATTCTGTAGCATCATCTGTGATCCTGTGACCTGTGATGTCGTCCGTGATCCACGGAAAACATTGCGCACGATGTTTACCATCGATCCCTCGGCCATGACGCGATCGGCAAGCTACCAGCGGAGCCTGATCCGTGCGAAGGCGTTGAGCCTGAAAGTGGTGGCGGGCAACTGCCCCATTATCGGGCCGCTCTGCGATCATGTCCTCGAGCGAACTATAGGGTTGGACTGCCGTGGGCTTGGAGGTGTCCTCGGTACCTGGCAGTCTGATGCGTTGGAGCGAGCTCTTGAGGAAAAAGTCTGGCGGACTAAAGCGCAGGTGTCACCTTCGGCACGGTTGATGGTGGAGCATAGTTTCAAAATCCCAGTCGGTCGGCAGGAACAGATAGAAGCTTGTTTCGACGGGCGTCGAGATGTGGTTATGGTAGACCTTAGCGATATGCTCGGTCCTGACTGCATTGAGTATGCTCGAGATTTCCTGACGACTGACCCGGTTTCCTGGGTCAAACCAGACCGCAAACACTTTGATGTTGTTGACCAGGTGATGGCTGATCGTGGTCTTGAGGTGGTACGTTCAAATCCAAAGTGCGCTCGCCAAAACGCACGGTTCCGTGACAAACCACCTCCCCTACTTTGACCAACGCTTGGCAGTGTGCGACCGTGCTTAACGGGAGGGGTCTTGCTGGAACCAGTGGTACCTGGGAGCATTGGGGAAG